AATTAAGAATGCTCAGACCATACTTGATGGTGACTTAGATGTTAATGGTGGTGATCTACAGTCTAATTCACAGACTATCAATCTATTCACCAGAGCTGGTGCTGGTTCTATTGTAAACTTTGCAAGTAGAGCATCACAGTTTGCTATTGGTGGTGTTGCTGGTACTACAGAGGTTAGAAACTCTTTACAAGTTAATGGTGATACAGACATGTATGGTGATGTAACCATGCATGGTGGATCTAACAGTGGAACTGTTACAGTTGCTAGACAACAACTTAATACATCACAAATAGCTCATGATCCTGGTAGTTTACAAAACCTCAATGTTGACTTCTACAAGTATGTTGAAGATATTGATAGTTTCCAAGTTATTACTAGTGTTGCAGCTAATGGAGTTATCTCTGTAAATGAGAATTATTTCTTAGATGGTAATGTAGTTAGATTTACTGATATTACTGGTCTTTCTGGTGGTGGTATTAATATAACTACACCATACTGGGTTATTAATAGTACTGGTAGTACATTCCAGATTGCTACATCTGAAGGTGGATCACCTGTACAGGTTGGTGGTACTCCTGGAACATCTGCTGGTATTACATTACAAAATACCTTAGTTGATACTGGTACTGGTACAACTCAATGGACAGCTAATTCAAATGACGCTGAATATAATAGATTACCAGTTAATAACGTCAGAGGAATAGAGATTGGTGATATCCTTATCATAGGAACAGAATTGGTTGAGGTTGTCTCACCTGGTCCTGATGCTAATACAAGGATAGTTCCAGTTAATAGAGGTATAGATTGCACAACTGTAGCAATACATGCAGATAATGCTGTTATATACAAGCTTGAGAGATCTAATGATGCTACTTACTTAGTTGGTAGAGTACCACAAAATTCTACAACTCCAACATTATCTAATCTTGTAGATAATGCTGATACAATGGAAGTTCCTCTTAATGATTTGGGAACAGGTGACGCAGTTAAGTTCAGTAATGTTGGTAGCATTGTAGGACTTACTACTACAGACACTTACTTCGTTGTAAACGCAGTTAATGATACTGGTAATAACGTCACAAGGTTTAATCTATCTCTTTCTCCTGGCGGTGGTGCTGTTCCAATATCAGGTAGTGTTGGATCTGCTATCCTCAACTTTAGTGCTGATCTTGTATCACTTGCTGAGTTTGGTGGACAGTTCAGTGTTGGTGATTACCTAAGATTGAATGGTGCTAACGCACCTACATGTACTGGTGAATTTGTTAGGATTACTGCTGTTAATGATACTAATGCTGAGAAGTTTAGTGTTAATAATGGTGCACAGCAAGATCGTTTCGTAATTGATTCTGTCTTCGGTGGTGTAGATTCTACTATACTTGGTGATCAAGACTTTAGTATTAATCTAACAGGTAATGCATCAACTAATTCTACTGATAATCAGTTTAGAATTATTAATGGTCAACCAACTGCTAATACTAGATTAACTATCGATAGTGATGGTAAGTTTACAGTCGTTGGTATTGGTACTGAGGCTGCTCCTAAAGCAATTATAGATAAAGGAGGCAATCAGTGGTTAGCTGGTAACTTAAGAGTACAGAATGATGGTGCAGCAGGTTCTGCTGACGATGCGAAGATGGCTCTGTACCTACAGTCATCTACTGGTAATCTTGAGATTTCTGGTCATTTACAAATAGATGATGACTTCGCTGTATTCAGTGGTACAACTGGAGTACAGTTCCCATCTACAGATGATGCTAAGTTGCATGTAGATGCACAGACTGGTGATACACGTATTGGTGTTTCTGGATCTGCAATCGGTACTGGTGATCTAACTGTTAATGGTGGTCAAGTTACCATTAATAGTCTTGCTCAGGCACGTACATCAGCAGATAACACTAAGGCACTACATATTAATGGTCTTGGTAACAATGGTGATAGAGAGTTCAAGATACGTCAGGATGCTGCTATTGATGCATTTGGTGTTAATAGATTCTGGGGTAAGAATGGTGGACTCAACTGGGAGTTTAAATCTTCTGACGCAACACTTGAAACTGGTAAGAACTACTTTGTTGCTATTGCTGCTACAGCAGTGTTTACCTTACCAGATGACGCAGAAACTGGTGATATCATTAGAATGATTGACCTAGGAGGTAACTTATCATACTCTACATCATTAATTGTTCGTGCACCAGTTGGTGTACAAATGCAAGGTGATGCTACTGGAACACTTGCTGGTGGTCTTTCTACTGCATATCAAGGTGGTGAAATGATTGTTCAGACCAGAAATGCTGGATTTGGATTCGTATTCGCTGGAGCAAAAGATGGAACAGAAACAGGAACTATACCGTCCAATTACAGAGGATGGTGGCTCGTGGAGTTATAATCAATGAGACAATACGAAGCAGAAAAACGTATGAGGGGGGCTGCCATAGGCACGATCCTTCCGTGGTCAGGAGATCAAGGAACCTTACCAGATGGTTGGCTCCAGTGTAATGGTCAAGTATTGGAAGCTATGAACTTTCCAATACTAGCATCTATTCTGGGTAATACATACGGACCTGTTAATGGTCTTAATGGTAGAACATATCCAAATTATATAAGTGGAGATACATTTGCTTTACCTCAGTTAAATACTAGGTTATTAGCAGACTACGAAGAAGACTATGTTAGTGTTGCTGCATTGCAAGCTGGACAGACATATTTGAGTGGTGCTGTTGGTGGTTTGACTATTACTAATGGTGAAGTAGATGAGGGAAGATCATCAGCAACATATAATTTTACTCTAACTTCTGCTAGTGGTGGAACTGGTCTTCAAGTAACTATTGATATAGATGTCCAAGGTAGAGCTGGAGTAACTAAGATAGTTGATCCTGGTGGTGGATATACTGCTGGTGATGTATTAACTGTATCTTCTTCTTCACTTCCTTCAGGAACAGATGACTTAATATTAAAGGTAGATTGGACTCTACCATCAGTACCAGATGTATTAACACCAACAGGAGTTGGTACTAATAAATTAATTGAAGGTGATGGATCTGGTGTTAGTCCAGGTACATCATATAATGCTAACTCTGATATAAATTTTACTATCACAGATTCTAGTAGTTTAACTGGACAGATTAGAAACTTCTCAATAAATCCACCAAATTATTTTAAGACATTCCATACCTTACCTAGAAAGTTAAGTAAGGATCATATGCCACCTCATACACATGGTAACCCTACTGTTATTGGTAATACAGGTTCTGGTTACAGATATGTTCTTGATGATGGAGATCCATTTGAATCATTTCAGTGTCCAAGAGTTGTTACCAACGTAGAAGGTAATGGAAAACAGAAGACACTTGTTGCATCACAACCACCAGGTTCTGGTAACCCTGATACTGTTGATGGTAACCAAGGAGTTGCTTTGGTAACAAGATTTGTTTCAGGTCAGACTATAGTTGATATGACCTCACCAAAGCTTAATCCTAATACCACTGGTGGTGTTGGTACATATAACCCACAACCAGTGTGGACTGGTCCTATGCCTAGACCTTTAGGTGCTACTTACAGTACTGCTAACTCAGTATATAATTGTAATGAAAGAGAATCAAAACTAACTGATAAGAACTGGTATGGTTATCAGGGTCAAGCAGATCAGATTGCTACTAATTTATTCAACCCTGCAGATGAGACTACATCTAAGACATTTCCAGTTGCTTTGAATCATAATAATGAGTATCATACTAATCAACAGTCTCATACTCACTATTCATTCCAACTTACAATGAATGCTGGTTTTGTTAAACCACCTACAATCGTAGCTGTTAATGATATACAAATTGATAGTACATTGTCTGGTCAACCTACATCAGTTGCACCACAGAATCTACCATCAGCACTAAATATTAACGTGGATGTAAAGACTCCTGCGATTAGTATGATGTATCTTATTAGGGCGTTCTAATGAAGTTTCTACAGAGAGAAAGATCTAAATTAGGTAATGCACCTGGTACTATTATTAACTGGGGTGTTAGTATACCTGATAATGATCCTAATTTTGCACAGATCATAGACAAGTTACCAGCAGGTTACTTGAGATGTGATGGTTCTGTTTATGATGAGAGAGATTATCCAGAACTTGCAAGGATACTTGGTACTGGTGAAACATCATTGTATAAGAAAGATACTCAAGCTCTCGCTGCTACTCAGTTTCAGGTTCCTGATTTAGGATCAAAACATATTGAAGCTGCTTCATCATCTAATGTGGGATCATATAGAAATATTAATAAGGTTGTTGGTACTGGAGAGAATGCTACAACTATAAAGAAAGCAGGTGTTGGTGTTGAGATGTTCTCCAATGTTGGTACTAATGCTACCATAGGATTTAATGGTGCATTTACTATACCACAACAGAATTTTAATTTGATTGGTGCAGTAGGTTGGACACTTCCAACTACTAGTGAACAATCATCAGTACCTGCAGGTGCTATAGGATCACATGGACATTTCTCTGGTGGTACTAGAGTAGCAATAAAAGAGAGTGCTGAGTTTCCTAATAGATCTACACCATATTATAAAGCAGCAGCTGATGTTAATGTTACCAGTACTGCTGGTAGTGCTGGTGGATTATGTAATGATATTGCATATCATTATTGGATGAGGATTCTTGGAGGTAGTCAGGGTTATGGAGGAGTTGGTGTTTGTAATGGTGGTAACTGTTCATCTTTCGATAGACACTTCTTAGGATGGGCAACTCGTAATGGTGCTCATGCAACTGTCCAAAATGATCCAAATCCTTTACCTAGTAAGTGGGATATGAATAAAACAATATCTGGACAAGATGTAGTTACATCAACATCATGGCCTCAGAGTACAACTATTAATGTTGGACTACAAAGACCATATGATACTATCAATGACGATATAATGAGTCCAGTATATCCTACTGCTAGGAATGTTGAAGAACAGAGTGAAGTTCCAAATGGATCTGATACTGTTGATGGTACAATGCATTCTCATATTATTGATAGAGAGGTAGGTGATACTGATTTTGCTATGACCACTGCTGTTACAACTATGAGACCAGATGGTCTTGAAGCATCTGTTAACATAACTACTTCTGGTGTAAATAAGTTTGATGATGTTGTTTCACCATACATTGTTATGGAATTTCTAATAAAGTACTAACATGCCTAGAGAAAGAGGATCCTTCCACAATCATTATTCTGACATGGGCAATGACTCTGGTATGCCTGTTGGAGCTATCATGTCTGTTTTTGTAGGTGACCATGATGATGGTGACTCTACAACCGCATCAAAGGTTGAGCATCAATATCCTGGTTGGTTGTATTGTGATGGGAGACAATTAAATATTGCTGACTTCCCTTTATTATATGATGCATTACAGAATAAGTATGGTGGAACTGCTCCTACTTTAGTTGACCTCAGAGATTGGGGTGATAACACTCAACTCACTGGTACATTTAATTTACCAGACATGAGGATGAAGAGAGTTAATGGTCCTGATGGTATTGATGGAGCTGGATCAATAACACCAGACTTATCTACTATGGAAGTAGGTATGACTGGTGGTGAATGGTATATTAGCAGAGCTAGGCAACTTGAGGAGTATGGGTTTGGGACAGTTCGTGTAACTGGATATAGTGCTGTAACAGGATTTGTTAAAGGAACATTGTCTGGTCAGGCAGTTATAAAGGTGGGACCATTACAACCACATACATTAAGTGGACCACCACCACATACTCATTTAGTTTTGGGTAGTGAGGCAGGACCACAGACATATGAGCAAGGTGAAGCTATGGATGATACTGCTTCGCCAAACTATGTTACCAATAGATCTCCAATTCAGCAGTGGGTTCCTGAAGATACTGGATATGCTGCTGAACATTCACATTATTTCACTGAGTATAGACCAAGAAGAGGTATAAATCCAAACTCACCTACACAAGCACAGTATTCATATGATATATCTCCAACATATGCACATGAACATAATAGTGGTACTGCTGCAGATGCTGTTGGTCAAGAAGAATGGACAACAGCAGGTACTTATAGTTGGACAGCACCTGCAGGTGTAACGTCTATTTCTGTTGTATGTGTTGGTGGTGGTGCTGGTGGTTGTGGTAGTTTAGTTGGTGGAGGTGGTGGTGGCCTTGGATATAAGAATAATATCACAGTGTCACCAGGATCTAGTTATACAGTAGTCGTAGGTGCTGGTGGTACTGGTACAGATGATCCATACCCAACAAATTGGCCCGAAGGTGGAGATAGTTATTTTATATCTGCTACTACTGTTAAAGGTGGTGGTGGAGGTACAACATCAGGATCATATACATCTAGGGATGGTGGTGATTATTTTGGAGATGGTGGTGGTAATGGAGGATTTGCTACTACATTTGGTGCAGGTGGTGGAGCTGGTGGATATTCAGGTGATGGTGGTGGAGGTAATACTCAAGGTGGTGTTGGACCTACTACTTCTGGTAATGGTGCTGGAGGAGGTGGTGGTGCTGGATCACATACTCAGTTAACTACTGGTGGATGTGGAGGTGGTGGAGTAGGATTACAAGGACAAGGAGCTGATGGTGTTGTTGGTAATCCAGTTAACCAAATGACTCCAGGTGGAGCTATGAATGGTGGTGGTGGAGGTTCTGGTGGTGCTGCTGGTGGAAGCTCAACTGCACCTCAACAGAATAATAATAACTGGATGATAACTCACCCAACAACAAATACAACTGCTTATTGGTCTACATTTATGCAGCAGTATGGTATTTGTAAGACTAGGGTTACAGATCCAAATAATCCAGATCCATATCTAAATCAACAGACATATGGACAGCGTTTAGTTACTCTTACTGCAACTACACAGTTATGGATAAGGGTTCAGGCTGATGATACTGCTGATGTCTATTGGGATGGAGTAAAGAAAAATACTTCTCCAATACAAGATGGTATAAATGATACTAATATAGATGTTGGTACTGTTGCTGCTGGTACATATATCTTTGGATGGAATCTAACAAATACTGGTACAGGTTCTATTAATGATAATCCAGGTGGTATAGCATGGCAGTTAAGCAGTCAGAGTGGTGGACAGGGAACTGTGTTCGCAACCTCACAGGATGCTACTGGATCTTCGTCAACATATACACATTTTAATGGTAGTGATGGTGGAGCTGTTGGCGGTGGAGGAGGTTCATGCTATAATACTCCTATTACTACCGATCCTAATGCTACCGCAGGTAATGGAGGAGTTGGTGGAGTACGAATCATGTGGGGACCTGGAAGGGCATACCCTGCAACTGATGCAGGTGATAAGACTCCTGTAGATGGTACTGATCCAGGTACTAGTGATGCATACTCCAATCCTTATGGTAAAAATAAAGTCAATGAGAATCTACAAAATGATCAAGGTCAGGCAGTATCATTCAACATCGACAAAACATTATCAGTTACACCAGCAATGGCTGCAATGACTGTAAATGATGGTACACTCACAATGACTGGTGCTGAACAAATAACAGTATCTGCTGGTATTGTTCCAACTACACCTATTCCACTTGTGTTAAAATACTTTAGAGTAAAATATCTTATTAAAGCTTGGTAAAATAAATTATGGCGATAACAGCATCGGGTGCATCTAACTATGTTGAGATGGTTACACCTATTATACCTATGGATTTGATGGGTGATAAAGGAAAGTTTGATGATTTTATAGGAGTATGGGAGAATTTTGTTCCCTCTGCTTTTTGTAATGACCTTATTAATTTCTTTCAAACTTGGCAGAGGCAAGCACTCATTACTAATGAGGAGAGGGACATGCCCCTTACCAATCCATATGCAAATGAAATGCATGCCATGCCTGGTACCTCTCAGTTTAAGACAAGGACATTAGGTCGTCATGATCTTGGATGTATGTTAGATTGTTTAAGTGGTACTCTTTCAGCTCAAGTTAATCAGTATTTACAATCCACATTAAACCATTATTGTACAACATATGATTCATTAGGGTCAGTTCCTTTAACGTCTTGGCATGTTAAGATGCAACAGACTCCAGAGGGAGGTGGTTATCATGTATTTCATCATGAGGATGGATCATATAATGAAGCACATAGAACTGCTACATGGATGATATATCTTAATGAAGATTTTGAAGGTGGTGAGACTGAGTTCTTCTATCAAAAGAGAA